AGGCTTGCCAAACTCCTCGACTAGGTCGTTGTAGGCATTGTCCACCTTGATCTTCCAAGGCAGGTCCAGATGGTCCGGCCACACAATGTCGGAGAACTTGATCGTGATCGGCTTCTCCACCACGATCCACTTGTAGTTGCCACCTGTCGGGTGCTTGCCCCAGATCACCGTCTGCCCGCCGTCACTCCTCCATTCCCCCCAGTCCGTGATCTTAGCCAGCGGCGGAAACTCGCCCTCGATCCTGACCCAGAAGTTCCTGCCCCTGGCTCCCTTGGTCTGGAGCGTCTTGGTCAGGGCTGGGTTCAGCTTGGCAAACTCTTCCGCCGATTCGTCGCTGTCGATGTCAATCGAACACAGCCCGCCGCCAGCCTTGCCAAGCAACACCCCGATGTTACCCGCCTCAAGTCGGCGCAGATATTCGGGCTTCCTCGCTGTTGCCAGCGTGGTCTTCTGCCAGCCCGTGTCCATCGGCCTTTTCTCGCCAGTTGGGATGGGCAGAAGGATGCAGTCCTCGCCCAGCCATTTGATTAGATCCATCACCTTTTCCTGTGTCATGCCGCTCCTTCCGTTATTAGTTTTTCTAATACCTTGGTTGCCTGCGAGAACGTCCCGCTGGTCAGTGTCCCGATAATCTCATTCTTGTGGCAGTGCTTGGCGTACCAGAAGTCATTTCCATATTCAGGCATTGAAATGATGTGGTAAACGCCAGCATCGCCAATGTCCAGCAAGACCGGCTGGTTGCACCACAGCACCGACGTGCGCGGCCTCTTCCACCATATCCTGATGGTTCCGTCCCCGACATCGCGGCTGGGCATATCCTTTCCGATGCAGTCAAAGACCCAGACCATGTTGACGTAGCCAGCCTCGCGCTGCTGGATTTCCTCGACGCTGATGGTGCTGTGCTGGAACTCGATGGCGTACTGCACGCCGTCCACATACATCCTGGCATCCATCCTGTGAAGGATGCCGCCCGCAATAAACCTCTGCTCCGTGTTGTCCTTGTGGAAGTGGCTCTTCCATTCCCGGTGCCAATCGGTTTCAGGCTCGCTCCAAGGATCTGGATCGACATAGCCAGGAAGATGCGCCCAATGATGAAACTTGATCTGACCGCATTTTGCGAGCAGCACCGCATCGTCAAGATCCACGCTTCTTGCGCCCTTGGTCGGGCGGTTGCCATGCTTGTCGTACATCATGGCCGTGTCTTAGCTTGAAAGTTCATTTATTAACCAGCACAATGACATCAGGATTGCATGACGCAAGGACGGTCGGTGCTGGTATTAGGTTTGTTAATTTGAAATATAATGCCCCTTTGTTTCAATTGGCGGAACTTTCGTCGCCAGCCGCAGAATCTCTCTGCGTACCATTCGGGGCATCGGTTCATAATAAAAACAATCCGGCTTTGTTTCAAGGGGAGAACACACTAGGAGGACTTCCCGTTGCGGAATCTCTCCGCACACCATGCGCCGGATTAAATCATCCCTCCAACTCCATCGCCTTCTTCGCCGCCTCGACAATATCCTGGGCGGTGATGTTGCGAAGCGCGTTGCACCACATCTGTGTCTTCGGTGTCTTGTTGGTAGCATCCTTGCACTTCTGCTGCGGTAGACCCGCATGCGGGCGGCACGGAGCGTGTGGGCAGGTATCGGGTTTGAATACCGATACGTTCTTACTATAATAAGTCATTCTGTCTTCTGGGGAATACGAACCCCATAGCGACACACAAGGCGTGTCGAAGGCGGCCGCCACGTGGTTGACACTACTGTCCGGTGCCACGACAAAGTCCGCCCCGCTCACAATCGGAAACAGCGAGCGGAACTGCTTTGTCACGTTGAACAGGTCGATCACCCTGGGATGATCCACCTTGAAGTTATTGGAGTTATCCAGCCCGATGATGACCGCTTTGTGGTTTGGAAATGCTTCAAGCAACGCCAAGACCGCATCCTGCCCCTGCTTGGGCGGGTAGGTGCGGGTCGGCCCTGAACTAGATACATGGTAGGCAAAGTAGTCACCCTTGATCGGCCACTTGTGCATCTCAATCAGTTCCTTGTGGTCTGGTTCGATCAGGTACAGGTGCGGACGTTTATACTTTGTATCTACATCGCCTGCGTTCATCCAGGTGTAGATGCGGTCGTAGCAGTTGCCCGGACCAGTACCCAGCTTGGTATTGCCAACCTGGCCGGAGAACAAGTCATCGGTCGGCAGATGAGCGTCATAGCTATCCCAGGCTTCCAGCGTGGGCGGAAGCGGGAACAGCTTGGCTCCTAGACCGGCATAGAGCGGCAGGTTCCTGGCCGGTGCGTACACATCCACGCAGCCGCCCGACTCGTTGACCAGGTAATGTACGAAGGCGGTCGTGATGATCGCATCTCCGATGGCTCCGGCCCGGTACACCGCAGTCGCACCGCCGGTAGCGCGGCCCGGATAGTACGGCTTGATCTTGTGCGGGCAGGGTATGGAGTCGTCCCAGGTCGGTCCGGTCAGTTCGTCTGGCAACACATAAGTATTGCGCGGGAACAGCATCGAGTCGTCGACCTTGTGGATTGAGTTGGTTTGGTTGGTCCAGAGTTTCATGGTTGCTCCATTATGATGTTGATGTTTCTGATGATTTCCGCCGCGACCTGCGGGACGATGGCATTTCCGAGTCCACGCAATTTAGCCACTCGGTTGGGTACCCCATGAGCCACGCGACCCACGTCGGGTTCAGTTGGCCAATATGCCCCCGTAATGCCAAAGCATTCGGAAGCTGATCGTGATGCCCCCGCGCTTTCGCCAAATGCTTCGCAGAGTTTTGTCCCTTGTAATCCCTTGTTGATGGAGTAGGCCAGAACTGGCTGTTCTTCTCCTGCACATGATCCCGAAGTTTGTAATGCCCTGTCGTCCCCGGCCTCATTTCCATCACTCCGCCCTCCCCGTCCGATGCATGAGGCGTGCGCCAAAATCCACACCCTGTCCCTTCTGTGCGGCGCATCGACGGCGCAAGCTGGAATAATGATCGGTTCGACTTCGTAACCTTCCGCTTCCAAGTCAGCACACACCGTGTCGAGTGCCAGGTTGACGATTCCAGCAACATTCTCACCAATGATCCAAGCTGGCCTTGCCTCGCGTATGACTCGGCACATTTCCGGCCAGAGATAACGGTTGTCGTCCTTGCCTCGCTGCTTCCCGGCAACACTGAATGGCTGGCATGGGAATCCGCCGGTGAGAAGAGTGACTCCTGCGTATAGGTCGCCTCGTACTTCCCTGATGTCCTTGTGGCAGGGGACTTCCGGCCAGTGCTTCTTGAGGACGGCTTGGGAGTATGGTTCGTTGTCACAGAAGCCAACGGTTCTATACCCGTTCCATTTGGCTGCCAAGGCAAATCCTCCGATCCCGCTGAATAAGTCGAGGTGTGTAAGCTCATTCATTTTGCCTTCCTCGAATCATATCCGGGCATAAAGCCCATGTCCCTTGCGTGTTCCACGGTTGTGCGACAACACTTCCACGCCCTTGCGATCTGGTGAACTGTGTATCCGGCCTCATACTGGACCTTCCACAAGCCCCACCGCTTTGTGACAAATCCAGGCTCCCGATTGACCCGCTTGGACTTTTTGACCATAAGCTCCGGCGGAACCACGATCTCCTTCTCGTCCCTGATTCCGGCAACAATCTTATCTGCGGAGTCCCTGTTGTTTCTGGTCCGCTCGATCCGCCCGATGCTGATCTCGTGGCGAAGTTGCTGGATGGTCTGGACTGCGGCGACAAGCCTCGCCTCCAGCACCTTGATGTTTGTCTCGGTCGTGCTGACCCGGTCAGTTAGTACCTGCGCTACTGCTTCCTGTGTGTTCATTTCTTATCTCCTTTGTGATGAGTGCCGCCGCGTCAACGTCCGCGATGACCTCGCGAACCTTGTGCGCCTCGGCGTGGGTTATCTTGTCCCTGTGGATAGCCAGACTCCGGCGCACCCGCGCCAGAATCTCGGCCAACCACGCCATGCGATCTTCCGACATTATCCTCTCCGCATACGGAACCGGCGAGGACCACCTTTGGGCGGCACCCCGGCAGACCGAAGCGCAATGGCCAGGATCTGCTTTTGCGAGCGCGGCTTGCCGCCAGCACCGCGAGCCTTGCCCTTCTTGCGGTTGTCAGCGCGTAGTTCACGAATGTTCTTTCCGATGTCTTTGCCTAGTGGCATATCACTCTCCTTTTGTTTTCACGAATCTACCGGCCAAGAGATCCAACTCCCAACCGTGTCCGTGAAATTTGTCGTACAACATCTGGTTCATAATCCAGTAAAGCGGAGAGCAGTTTGAGTCCATCAAGGTTCCTGGGTGGCAGTTGTCCATGTCGAGGAACTCTTTGAGAGCCTCAACCTCCAATCTTGCCACCTGATATATTGTCACGCTGTCTCCTCCCCTACCACGCCATCAAACGCCTGTTCTTCGGCGTGGAATACCTGTGTTTGTACCTTCAGCCATGTCGGCTTGGCAACTCCATTCTTGCCCGTGAACGATGCCTCCGTGAATAAGACATTGTTGCCCGGAACACAGGCGATCCTTCCATTGGCAAGCTCAATGAAGTGGTGCGACTTGGTCTGGCTCGGCTCAAGGCTGTAACCGTCCCCGTATGGTTCTGCGGTGAACATATAGGCTCCACGCATCCAGGTCTGCTTGCCTGCCAGCCACACCTGGCAATCCAGTTCCCGCAGATAGTCGTACTCGATAGTGGTAAAGTTCCAGCCGAAACAGTCCCACCTCTGTGCGTCTCCCAGGGTCCACGGCTCGCCTGTCCCATTGGTAAACGCCAATGCGTGCAGCGGTAGCCCTCGGTACAACGCCCCGCACTTCAGCATGACCGTGCATCCCCAAGCCCGGTGCGGCACCGAGTACAAACCGAACCATACGGCCTCTTCCCAGCCCTTCTCCTGGCCCTGCGAGCAAAGCTCGCGGTTGACCAAGACATACTGGTGGCGTGGCAGGCTTGCGGCGAATGTCATTTGCGGTCCATCCACATCGCCATGAGGGCAATGCCGATGGCAAACATCAGCATCTCGGTCGGACCTACTTCCATTGTGACTCCATAGAAAATTTTGCCTGTTGTTCGCGCAGTGCGGACAGGCTCCGCATCCCCATGTGGGACTTGTCGGTGGATACTTCGCGCATACAACCACCGTGCCGATTAGCTATATCGGCAATAGGCAACTCTTTCGCATTCATGAATGCTCCCCGAGTTGCATACTTTCATTGTATCCAATGAAATTCATTTCCATGCTGGCCCCGTGATCCATGCAACCAACGCCCAGCGTGTTCCGAGCAGGGGTGCCTTGGCCTTGTGCTTGATCCATGAAGGGAAGAAGTTGGCCGACCCCTGGTGCGCGGACTTCTCCACTCCATGCCAATCGGCCTCGACGCGCAACCCTCCGCCAACGTACTCCTCCGGCCTAGACAGGTTTACCACGCAGGTCAGCTTGCGGTCGCTGCCGTCATAGGTATCGAAGTGCCACTTGAACTTCTGGAACGGGCGATACCTCAACACCTGAAGCTGCTGCATATCCATTATGTCGAAGCGATAGTGTTCCGTGTTGACCTGGTCCACCACTGCGGCCAGGTAATTGTAAAGCCACTGGAAGTGCGGTGCCTTGGGTATCCAGCACGATGAGCAGGTCCGGGTACGGCTGGCAACGTGCGTGCCGTCATTCGACAACACCGGCGCACGCTTCATCCCGATGACCTCCGCATCGCGGATGACCATCTCGCACTGCGAGCGGGTCAGGACTTTCGGGACCGTTACCGCCGTGAGGATCTTTTGCTTGAACGGCTTTTCTTGATTTGCAGTGTGCATTCCTTTTCTCCTTTTGCGTATGCCTCCAATGCCTTCTTGAAGGCATAGGCGGCAAGTTCATTCTTGTCATCCTTGATAAGACTCAAACCTACTTTGGCAAGCATTTCAGATGCCTTGTCATCCATGTCGAATTTCATTTCGACCATCTTTACTTCACGCTCTCCGAGAAACTTTATTTGTCCCAGTTCCGCCATTGCGACCTTTCCTCCCTCGACTTGGCAATCAGCCACGAGAGAAAGCTCCCGGCAAACACAAGCAGCGATATGCCTCCGCCGACCAGGAGGGCAAATAACACGGCGTGAAAGAACACCTCGCTAAAGAACTTCAGATAGTCCATCATCTTTCCTCCTCTTAAGCATTTTGTTCAGGGTGGATTGGTCGATGTTCGCCCCGCCCATCCTGCACCAAAAGAGTACGGTGCCGTTCTTGAAATCGTCAAGCAGGTTCTTGATGTTATCTTCCTCGCGGTAACAGCAACAGTCCTTCAGGCCAGGACGCTTGTTCGCCGGGGTCAGTTCGTCCCCGACCAATACCTTGCGGCGTTGCAATAGGCGCAGGTCGTAGATCGCCCGGATGGCAATCTCGCTGGCGAGCAGCTTGACCCGCTCCTCGTGGGTCAGGCGGTTGGCTTCAGCTTTGACCATTTCTTTTTCCTTCCAGAATGATTTTCAGCCCAGGCCGAATAGGCGTTCCATAGCCTTGCCGCATCCATGGCGTTCTGCTTGTCGTCAAAAATATCATCAGCCGGTGGCAAGCCGTTTGGCGGATCGGCACCCCACAGGCGAGGACCAACCGGGTTCTCCATCGACTCCGTCACCACCCGCCACTTGTCGCCATGCGGGATCACCTTGACCGGGGTCATCGAATTTCTTCTTCCAGCTTCTTTATGTCAGCCTCAATCTGGCCGCGAAGCTTGGCCATGTCGTTGGATTGTCCGGCGTAGTGGATCATCTGGGCATCCATATATCGGTTCAGGCCAAAGTGTTCCTCGACGCTGGTCATGCAGTTGTAGACCGGGTCAAGTTCCTGAAGGTCCAGATCACATAGGTGCGCCATAATGTTCATCCATGTCTGCTCGGCAAAGTGATTGGGGAACAATCCGATGGGCGGCTGGGCAAAGATACCAGCCACGCTCTTTGTCACCACAAAGACACCGGTGTTGACGTAGAATCTTGGCTCGATCTTGTAACCAAAAGCCTTGGCCAGTGCCGTCATTCCCGGCTTGCGGTCAAGGTAGGCACCCTCGTCAAAAGCGCAGAACTTCTCGACATCCTTGGAGATGTCAGGGCAGTCCAGAGCGACCAGCACATCAGCGTCAAGGAAGGTGACGACATCGTAGCCCTTGGTCGTCATCAGGTGCGGGATGATAAGCTTGCTGTACTGCACCGGATGCGCCAGCGGCTTCTCGATGGAGATAAAGTCCTGTTCGTGCCTGCGGCAATACTCCTCCATGCGCGGCTTGGTCAGCTTGAGAACCTCCAGCCAGTCGTCCCCGAAAGCCTGCGTGACCACAACTTTCTTCATGCCACCTCGCAAAGTTGTTCGTCGGCTTCCTCCATGAGAAGCTGCTCGGCAAATTCCAGCAGTTCCGGCTCGGGGTTGGCGATGTCTGCGTCACCGTGGCAAACCGTGATGCGCGAGATCGACATATCGTAAGGCACGTCCGCCATGACGTGTTCTCGGTAGCCCTGCGGCCCGATGTCAATGCGGTGCGTCTTGTAATCGCAATCGCCCCATGCCGTGACTTCGCGGCCTCCCCAGATGAATGTTACTTTTATGTCCTCTATTTTCTTCATAGTCGTGGTACTTCCTTTTTGATTTGCGCCCAGGCAAACAAGGCGCGGACCAAAGCCCTTTCGAGGTGATCCGCAGCCGTCTCCCCGTTGTTGTCCGGGCAAGGCGTTGACTTCTGCAACTGCAACATGGCCGTGGACAAGTGACGCATAGCACGACCTATATGGTAATCATGCACCGGCTTGTCAACATGAAACCATTCTCCGTAGGCGGATTTCTCCGAGCCTTTGCCCATAACGCGCCACGTTATGTCCTCGGCGGCTTTGCCCAATTCCTCGATGGTGGGTGGCTTCATAGCTTCATCCCCGGTGGGTTGTACTTCTTTGACCACGCCCATACTTTGAGCATGGCACTAAAGGCGATTCCGGCTTCGTGCAGTTCCTCCTCGCTCCACTGGTGGATAACCAGCGTTTCTGGATCGTTGGCCGCCAGGACCACCGAGACGCACGCAGCTTTTGGGTTATCCGAGGCGATGCGGTAGGCCCAAAGTTGGGCGCAGTCGCTATCGTAGAACGGATCGTACTTCGGATTTACCTTGCGGTTCTTAAGGTCGATGATTGCGTCACCAATTCCATTTAGCCTGACGTAGGCATCGCATCGTCCAGCGTAACCAGCACCGACCAGTGCTTTTTCGCACCAATAGGTTCTTTGGATATTGTCTTCAGCCCACTCTCTAAACGTCTTGATATACGGCTGGAGTTCTGGGTCTTTGGAACAATCACGTCCAAGTAGGATATGCTCCATTTGTTCGTGCATTTTCGTGCCGTGTTCCGCCGCCTTGGTTGTGGATTGCTTCGAGTCTTTGACGACCCGCTTCGCATACTCTTCGAGTGTTTCACCGTCCTCCTTTGGAAGCGTGAGCGAGGACATGATGGCCTGCTCGATCTTCCATGCCGTGAGTTGAGGTTTATCCATGATGCCCAGGACGCTTGTGACCGATGGAAGCAAACCCATCTTGCGCGCGTCCGTAACCGTGGTGTTACGCTCGTTGCCGTTCTTTCCTATGACAACGTGGGCGGACTCGCCTTGTTCCGTATACCAATGTCCCGCCTGGTCCGTTTGGACCAGACGGGATTGGCTAGGCTCTTTCTGGGTTAGGGTAAGAGCCATCTGATTAGAACGGCATCGGGTTGCCGTCTGCGTCAGTGCTGGTGGCAGCCTTGACCTGCGGTGCCGAAGACGCACCGGACAACTCCTTGCTGGAACGGATCTTCTCCTGCAACCATTCCGGCAGTTCTCCGAACTGACCGCCCTCACCCTGCTCGATCTCGTAGAACACCTGGCTGTTTTGGGTGGTGGCCGGAGCCTTCATCGACTTGGGCAACTTGGCGATGCCTTGGATCGCGCAGTAGTTGCGTCCGGCTTGGCTGGTCTTGTGAACTAGGGTGAGCAAGCAAGCCTTGCCCAATAGATTCTTGAGGCTGAAGCTGGCAAGCTCCTTGCTGGTGAACGCCTGACCGCGCCAAGTTTCAAGGTGCTTCCGCAGGGTCGCACGCTCGCCAAGGCTACGGGTCAGTTCGATGGAAACGACCATCGGCTTCGTCACCTTGGTCGTCTTGCCGTTCTCCGTCACCTCGCCTTCGATCACCTGTTCGGGCAACTCGAAAGCTAGGCGGAGTTTGGGGGTCCACTTTGTTTCTCCGTCCCAAGTAACCTCCTGGGTGCCGAGATCTACCAAGCTGAATAGAACGCCTACCGTGGCTCCTGCCTCGGGTAGTTGACGTTCCGTGTTTTTTGCTGTTTCGCTGAGTGTTAGTGCCATGTTATTACTGTCCTTTCTAGTTTGGTTTGTTTGGGTTTAGTGGGGTGGAAGGCATTACAAATCCTTGGGCTACGGTCGTGGCAACGGGTGAGGTATGGACGACATCGACAGTGAAATTTGGAGGGGCGATATGACGGGCGATTTCGCAAAGGTCGTCGGCCTCAATGATGGCCAGCCATTTCTTCTCTCCGTTGCGGCGAAAGAACACCGCCGGGATCTTTCCTTCCGGCGCATCGCCCTTGGCCTGCGCCATCCATTGTTCCGGCTTGATCTGCTGGCAACGCTTGACCTCGCAATGAAATGGAAAGTTCGCGCAGACCACATCCCCGGAACCGCCTTCGGGGTCACCTGCGTATTGCTGGGTGCGCCTGGCCTTCTGCCAGCCCTGCTCTCTTAGGTAAGATGCAAACTCCCGCTCGCCTGCCGCGCCTTTGCGTCTTGAATTGATTGCCATGCCCCACATTGGGGGCGTGTCAAAA